GGCTGTGCTACCTAGGCGATCTCCGCGGCGGTGTGGTACTGGGCATGCGCCGCGACATCCGGATGCGGACGCTGGGCGAACTCTACGCGGCCAGCGATCAGATCGGCTTCACCGCGTTCGTGCGGCACGACGTGAACGTGCATGACGTCGGCACGAGCACCGTGGCCGGCGGGATCATCGGACTCGAAACGCCGGGCAGCTAACCCCGACGATTGCTTTGGTTCACCTGTTCAGTAACTGAAACCGGATCACTAGGGGAAAAGAAAAATGCTTGGCAACCCGCTGCAGCAATGCAAGTTTATCAACGTCCTGCCGCCCGTGGCGATCAAGAACAACGCGGCCTGGACGACCACGGAAATCGACTGCAAGGGCTGGGACTATCTGGTGATCGTCTTCGCCCTGGGGGCGACGGACATCGCACTCGCCGCGCTGAAGGTCCAAGAGTCCGACACGTCAGGCAGCGGCTTCGCCGACGTGACGGGCCTGATCTGCGGCACGTCCACGACGATCGACGGGGCCAAGTCGGCGCTGATGTCGGCCACGGACGACAACAAGATCACCGCGTTCGAAATCGACTTGACGAAGCGTAAGCGGTACATCGACCTGTCGGCGACGGCTGGCAACGGCACCGCGGGCAGCTACGCCGCAGCGATCGGGATCCTGTACCGCGCGAAGGACATCCCGGTCAGTGCCAGCGAGCGCGGGTGTGACGAAATCCTTCGGGTGTGAGTGGCGGTGCAGTTCTCCTTGCGGAGCCGGGCGGTCGTCAACCGGCCGCCCGGTTTTTTTGAATCCTGTCATTCTGGGGGCGGAATGAAAACGTATGGCAAAGGTAAGACTTCTGAAGCACTGGCGGAACTTCAAGCCCGGCAGAATCTTTACGGACCTTCACGAGGGATCGGCAAACGAATTGATCCGCCGCGGCCGGGCAGAGCGGCTACCCGACGACGACCAGGAGATGACGCCGGCCAATCGCAGCGAGGTTGAAACGGCCAGCCGCAGACCGGGGCGGCCGCGTAAGCTGGCTCCCAACTGAAACGAGGTGAGCCGTGGGCTACGCGCTAAAACTCGTCACGCCGCCGACTGAGCAGCCGGTTACGCTCGACGAAGCCAAGAAGCAGGTCGAGATCGCAACATCCGTCGAGTATCACGACGACCACCTGTTGCGACTTATCAAGTCCGCCACCGAAGCGGCGCAAGTGCGGGCCGGCCGGCAGATCCTGACGGCCACCTATCGGCTGACGATCGACGCTTTCCCCGCCGAATCTGACAGCCGGATCCTCGTCCCCATGCCACCGTTGCAATCGGTGTCGTCGATTGCGTATTTGGACAGCAACGGCGTTTCGCAAACGCTGGCCACGACCTATTACCGCGTGCTGACGGACCGGGAGCCGGGCGAGATCATCCTTCGATACGGCCAGACGTGGCCTTCGACCTACGACGAACCGCAGGCCGTGACGATCAACTACCTGGCGGGGATCGCCGACACGACGGCCGAGCTGGGCGACAAGGACGAATGGATCAAGGAAGCGATCCTGCTCCTGGTGCAAGCGTTATGGCTGCGAGACTTCGGCCAGGTGAACGGCAAGATTTTCGAGCGGGTCGATCAAATTTTGGAAGCTCATCGGTGTGGGGACGATTTCTTTCAATATGGGGAGGAATAACAAATGAGAGTGTCGCGAAACTTCAAGGCGGCGTTGCAACAGGCGGCGGAAGATGCCTGCCAGGCTGGCGAGATCAGCCGCTGGGAATTGGCTCGCGTGCGGTTGGCGATCGCGTTTCGCCCGCGGGCGTTGGCGGAAGTGCAAGGATGCGTGATCGACGAGGCTTGCCGGGCAGGCAAGATGGCGCCGCAGTCCGCCGAAGCGGCAGAAGCGGACGGTTTCGATTGGGCGGCGTTGCTGGAGTTCATCAAGCAGCTGTTGCCGCTGATCCTCCAGATCATTTCCATTTTCTCAGTGTGACAGGTGGGGCCATGCGACGACCAATTTATTCCGTGGCGGTTCTGTTGCTGGCCGCAACGATCGCGCACGCGGGCGAAACTACGATCCGAATTCAGACCGCGGACAGCAGCCCCGCCGATCTGAAGATGATCGGGCCGACGACGGCTGACATCGACAAGCCGGTGACGATCGTTGTGACAGGGCTTCCCGATGTTGACCTGACAAAGACCATCGGGGATCAGGTCAAGTGGGTCGAGTTGCTACGGTTCGACGTGAGTTGTCCAGACGACGCCAAGCCTGCCGTGCTCGAAAAAGAGTTGGTGATGTCGGTCAGCCCGTGGCAGTGGAAGCTCAGGCTAACGCTTACCTGTCAGGTCGCCGGTGCTTACGTCATTGTCTGTGACTGGAACGAGCCTCCCTTCGGTCTGGCCTTGCATCGCGTGACGGTGGGAGGCACGCCTATCCCCCCTCCCGTTCCGCCGCCAGTGCCAACAGCAGCACGGGCGTTCATCCTGTACGAAGCCCAGCAGCTAACCCCAGTCCAAAACCTCTTGTTGTCAGACCTACGCAACGACCAGTACCTGAAGCAAAAGAAACTCCAGATCCTCGACCAGAACGCCCTGGGACCGAAGGGCAGTCAGGTGCCGAAAGTTCAAGCCGCACTCAAAGCGTCGGCAGGCAAGCCGCTTCCACTCCTCGTCCTGTTCGACGAGGCTGGTTCGGTCGCATCTGTCGTTGATCTGCCGGACACCGTTGCCGCCGTGGTGGCCGTACTGAAGGAGGCCGGACTGTGAGTTACACCAGCCCCATCTTCGATAGCTGGTCTGATCGTTGGCTCGACGTGGATTTCCGCGCCAACGTGCCGGAGGGAATGAGCCTCGGAGCGGTGCCGCAGAGCGATGACACGTTTCGCGGTTCGCAGTTCGAAGAGTCGTTTCCGCTGATGACTGATGCTGAGGTCAAGGACTTTATCGAGGATCAGGATCAGCACGGAGGGAACCTCGACCGACTCGTCACTCATCGGTATGACCAAAACGGTGAGGGGACTTGCACCTGTAACGCCGGGGCGGCGAAGTACAACATCCTGGCGGCGCGGCAGTTCGGCCGCGATCGCGTGATTCCGCAATCACCGATCAGCATCTATATGAAAATCGCCAGCGGGCCAAACACGGGCTCGGCCGTTGGCGATTGTCTCGACCAGCAGCGGAAGACGGGCTCGCTTCCTATCGACACGCCGGAAGCTCGTGCGATCATGGGCGAGTACGCCAGTGGTGCTCACTTCATGCGGGCTGTTGGGTACGATCGGAGGCTTTACAAAGACGGCTGGGAAACGACCGCCGACTGGTTCAAAGTTCACGAGTTCTATCAGATCGACTCTGCGGCGGGATTCAAGACGGCTCTGTGTCGCGGCTGGCCTGTTCACTATGGCCGGTCCGGGCATTCGATTCTTGGCGTTCGGCTGGCGATCAAATCGGGGACGATCTACGTGGTCTATCTTAATTCGTGGGGCGCGTGGGGTGAGGAGTTGAATGGCATTCGTGCCTACGGACTCGATTCGCCATCTGCCTACGGGACCGGGGCACAGCGGTACGGCGCCCATTGTGCCTGCTCAGTAATTGTGCCGCCGTGGGAGATGAAGTGACATGGCACGACGACGAGGGGGCGGGTTGCGGGGGCGGTTGGATCGGCTGGAGGGCAACGCCCACGCGACGATGGGCCAAGCCCAATTCACGCTGGCGGCGATTCGGGAAGCGGCCCTGGGGCTGCTCGAAGAGTTGCAGGATGGCGTGACGATCGAAGTGAAGAAGACCGGCAATCTGATGGATTTCTTCAACGGCAAGACGGACACGTTGCCGTTGAGTTTGCGCATCGTTCCGGAGGAAACGGAAGAAAACGAAACAGCATGAAATCGTTTATCCACCCTCTGATTCCGACGATTCTCGTTTGTGGATCTGCGATCGGCGCGATCGGAGCCGCTGTTGCTGCGGCTGATTTCCCGGATGCAACGGTCGCGATCCAACGGGCGGCCGAGTCGAGTTACGAGGCGGTAGTTCTGGTGCTGATCGTCCTAACCACGTTTGGCCTGTTCACCTGGGCGGTGCGATGCTGGATCGTCCAAGCGGCTGTGAGAGAGGATAGGTTGTCGCAGAGAGTAACCACGCTGGAAGACAAAATCACGGATCGTCTGCTGACCACGTTGGACAAAAGTAGCGACGCGATCAATCACAACAGCGATTCGCTTCGGAAGATCAACGAAGTCTTGACAGAGCTTTCTGCTCAGATGGAACGATTCAGCAACGGCGTGCTGCAGCTGGAGATGTCGATTCGCGATCACGACGCGAAGGTGGAGGAACACGTTGCACGTGCGGCTGGAATAAGAAATGGTTAGCCACTACCTATCTCCGTTGACCTGGGACACGGCTGAGCCGGGCGGCTGCTGGCGAGCGCCGGACGGGTGCGTACTGGGGCTGGACCTGCGATCGCTGGCGGACCAGGGGCTGGCAGGAAGCTACGGGGATTGGCCGTGGGCTTACGTGCTGAGCGAGACGCCGCAGGCTGGAGACGATTTGATTCCGCTGGGCAGCGGGCGAGTGGACGAAGTGCGGCCGAGCGGCCAAAGCACGCGCGACGCATGGCGGCGGTGTACGGGGCAGCAGCCGATCGGGGACACGCTGCTCGATTGGGTTTGGTCGCTGGCTACCGATCAGGCCGATCCCACCGGTGACACGCCGTTGAAACCGATCCTGCCGACGCGCGAGGGAAATTCGGAACTGTGGCTGCCGCTGCACTCGCTGGTGCGGTCGCGGCGGTTCGCTTGGCGGCCGGGATCGGATCGGTACTGCAACGCGGTGCGAGACGTGTTGCGGCGCGATCTGAAGTCGTGCGCCGCTGCGGACCCACGACTCGCTGAACGGGCATTGGACGCGATCTGTCGGAAGCATCACTGCGATCCGCGGGAGATCAGCCAGCAGGTAAAACGCGGCCGAGCGACCACGACAATTACGGACGATTTCAGCGGCACGCTCGCCGCCTGGGACCAGCACAGCAAGACGTGGACGATCGAATCGAGCCGGCTCAAGAACACGTACAGCGGCGGAACGGTGGAGCGGTGTCGCCACACGACCGCACTTAGCAGCGCGGACCACTATTCGCAGTGCGCGGTGTACGGCACGCTCCACGGCGGGGCTACCCGACTCGACGCGGCGGCGTGGAACGGCTACGGGTGCCGGGCGTACAGCTTTGCGGGGAATCTAATCTGCGACAAGGTCACGTGCGGATCTCATTCGGCGCTGGCCTACCCAGCGATTTCCTACTCCTCTGGGAAGATCGCGAAAAGCTCAATCAACGGATCGACGCTGAAGTCCTACTATGACGGCGTGGAAAAGGATTCTCGCACCGACACGACGCACAGCGGCTATCTGTACTGCGGCGTGCTCGCGAGCGTGCAGGATCAGACCTCGGATGATTTTTACGCGACGGACGGCCTGACGTCGGGCGGACTGTATAAGCGGATCGTCGGCGGTGGAGTAATCTGACATGGCAGACAACGTACAGGTGAACGAACGCACAACCGACGGCGCGATCTTCGCTGCGGACGAGATCAGCAGCGTCTACTACCCGCGAACCAAGATCGTGATCGGAGCGGACGGCACGAACGACGGCGACGTGTCTTCGGCTAATCCGATGCCGGTGACCGGTCCGTTGACAGACACTCAGCTGCGGGCCTCGGCCCTGCCGGTGTCTGGCACTTTCTGGCAGGCCACCCAGCCGGTCAGCTTGGCCAGCGTGCCGTTGCCAGCCGGCGCGGCGACGGACGCGACACTGGTGACGATCGCCAGCTACCTCGATACGGAAATCGCATCTGCGGTCAGCCTCCTGGGCACGATCGACGCGGACACGTCGGCCCTGGCCGGCTGCGTCGCCGGCACCGAGGTCCAGGTGGACATCGTGTCGGGAAGCGTGTCCATCACCGGCAGCGTGGCTGTGACCGGCCCGCTGACGGACACCCAACTGCGAGCCTCGGCTGTGGCGGTGTCTGCGGCCAGCCTGCCGCTGCCCACCGGGGCGGCGACGGAAGCCACGCTGGCGGACGTCAAAACGTCTGTGCAGTTGATCGACAACGCCGTGAGCGGGGCTGGGTTCAACATCACGCAGTTGGCCGGCGCTGCGGTGCCGATCGGGGCAGGCACGGAAGCGGCAGCGGTCCGGGTGACGATCGCTACGGATTCCACGGGGACCCTGAGTGTTGATGACGGGGGCGGTGCTCTGACAGTTGACGGCACCGTGGCGGCTACGCAGTCCGGAACTTGGAATGTTGGCACGGTGACGACTGTCACGGCCGTTACGGCGATTACGAACGCTTTGCCGGCCGGCACAAATGCGATTGGGAAGCTGGCGGCAAACTCCGGCGTGGACATCGGCGACGTGGACGTGACCAGCGTGGTGCCCGGCACGGCCGCAACGAACTTAGGCAAGGCCGAGGACGCCGGCCACACGAGCGGCGACGTGGGCGTGATGGCGCTGGCAGTGCGTCAAGACGCGGCTGCCGCGCTGGCTGGGACCGACGCGGACTATGCGCCTCTGGAGGTTGACGCGATCGGCCGGCTGCACGCCAACGCAACCGAGATCAGCGGCGCCGTCTACGACGGTACGACGCTTTGCACAGTGAAGCGGTTTATGGCCGTGTGTGGGGACGGGGACAGTCTGATCGCTGCCGTCGCCTCGAAGAAGTTCCGGGTGCTCTCGTTCGCAGCAATTTCCCTCAGCGGTACAATCGCACGTTTTTGGCTGGACGACGCTGACGCTGCGGTAGTCTTAGGAAGCGCCACAGGCATCGCGCTAGAGGAAGACAGTGGGGCGGCTCCGCCAGGATTCGTACTGCCTCACAATCCGCATGGCTGGTTCCAGACGGCGACGGCCAACAAATCGCTTCGGGTACAGTATGCAAGCGGCACCGGGGCATTGTTTTTCGGCACGTACATTGAGGTGGCCTGATGCTGCCGCAGATTCTGTTGCTGTTGGATTGGGCTGCTGGGGGCGCCGCCACTACAACTGGAAACGACATAATCCAGTTGACGGCTCAGCTGGACACGTTGTTGACAAGCATCCTGCAACTGGACATCCCGATCGCAGGCAACAGTCAGTTGGACACTCTAATTACTGGCACGGTGGAACGATGACCGACTTTGCGAATGCCGAAGTACACGTTGACGATGTTGGGACGCGCTTCAAGCTGACGCTGGAAGACGGTGACGGAACGGTCGTCGATATTTCAACAGCCACGGTCAAGCAGTTTGTGTTTCGCAAGCCGGACGGCACAACGTTGGAAGTTGACGCGACGTTTTTCACAGACGGCAGCGATGGGATTCTGTACTACGACACCGTTGCCGGAAATATCGACATGGCCGGCCAGTGGAAGGTGCAGGCTTACGTGTTGATGACTGGATTCGAGGGACACAGCGAAGAGCGAGTGTTTCAAGTCTATAAGAACCTTCGCACGACGTGGGGTAGCTCGTCGTCTTCTCCGGGACCGTAGGAGGATTGGCCGTGCTGAAAATCAAGCCAGGAAGAGTGCGGCACCAGGTCGACGTGTACCTGCCGACGACGGGGCTCGACGATTACGGGCGCCGCAGTGGAACCGATACGCTGGTCCTTGCTGCTGTGCCAGCGGCGATCGAACAGCTGACGGCGCTGGAGCTGATCCGAGCACGGCAGATCTTCCCGGAGGCCACGCACCGCGTATACCTGACGCTCTATCCTTCGCACGGTGTCACGTCGAAACACTATCTGATGTTCGGCACGCGGAAGTTGCACATCGGGGCTGTGATCGACAGCGAGAATGTGGGAGTGGAGTTGGAATTGCTCTGCAAGGAAGAGGTGTGACGTGGCGGGACCTGCGGCAACGATCGAATTGGAGGGACTCGCCGAAACGCGCCAGCGGCTTCTTCAGTTGCCGGATCGGATTCAGAAGCGGTGCATGTCGAAAGCGGTCCGGGCCGGTGGGGCGTTGTTCGTGAAGGCCGCCAAGCGGAACGCACCGCGATTGACGGGGTTGTTCAAGCGGTCGTTGGCTCAGAGGGTGAAGTCGTACCAGGCCGGCAAGGTAGTCGTGTCGATCACCGGCCAGCAGAACACGGTCAAGAATCGCCGCAAGCTCCGCCGCGGGCGGGGCGGGATCTCCGGCCGCGGGGACCTGGTGCCGATCCATTTCGTCGAGGAGAACACGAAGCCGCATCGGATTCCGAAGGAAGGACGCGGAATGCTGATCCTTCGGAATCGCAGCGGAGGTAGAGTGTTGGTCTATTCTGTGGTCCATCATCCTGGTACTCGTGGCCAGCATCCGATCCGCCGGGCGGCCGACTCACAGGCGGGAGCGGCCGCGCAGGAGTTCGCCAAGAAACTGGCGATTGAAGTTGACGCCGAAGTCGCCAAGCTGGCCGTGGGAGGATAACAGTGTCGCAATTCGCTTCTGATTTCCGCTCGTTCCTGCTCGACCAGACTGCGATCGCCGCGGCCGTGGGGACGCACATCCACGTTGGGTCTGTTCCGCAGCCAACCGCACCGCCCTACATCTGGATTGGCCGGGCCGGCGTATCGTCGGAGCGGACTCTCGACCAAGCCCAAGGCACGGCGCCAGACGAAGAGCGATGGGATCTCGAAGTCTGGAGCGACGACGTCGGCGAGGTGCAGGACATCGCGGAGCTGATCCGGGCCTTGGATTGTGCCAAGGGTGCATTCGGCGACGGCACGATTCAGCTGCTGATCGTCGAAGACCACGCCGACGATTACGTGCCGAAGGGTAACTTCGGCGACGAGGGCTACGATCTAGCCGCGTTTCAAATCCAGATCCTGATGTACTCGGCCGGGACTTCCTCCTCGTCGCCGTAACAGAGCGCGCTACCCGTTTCGCTGGGCAATCTTGGGGCTGTGAAGCAACAGCCCCAATTTTGAAACGGGACGCGAAACATGACCGCAGTCAAACAGATCGCTCACGGAACCATTCTCAACGTCGGCAGTACCGCTCAACAGCTTGTGATCGGTATCACGCCGCCGCCGCGCATCCGGCAGGAAATCGACGGCACGGCCCTTGCTGACACGCTCGAAGTTCCGCTGTTGGGAATCGAGCAGAAGAGCGAGATCGTCGTCAACCAATTCTGGGATCCAGGCGACTTGAATCACCACGCGCTCGATGCTGCGTTTGACGCGAAAACGAGTCTCACGCTGCAGATCGTTACACCGCATGCGGTCCCTGTGACCGACGAGTTCACCGCGAAAGTGACGAAGCTCGAACCGGAGGAGCTGACCGTTGGCGGGGCGTTCAAGCGGAAGGTGACCCTCGTTCGTACCGGGGCGATTACGCGCACGGAGGGCTCGTCCAGCTCGATTGCGTAACGACTGATCACCGCAGACCGAACGATTCAAGGGGCGAATCGTGAGCAAAACGAAAACCGAAGATCGCGTCCTCTCCGAACCGGCCGCTGTCCCTGTGGACACGCGGCCGCGTTTTTTGTGGATCGCTACGCCGGCCGGGGTGCGGCGGATCCGACGTATGCCGTCGCCGCAGCTGTTCACGACGATCCATAATTTCCGCGCGTTGGGGATGCTGAGCGAGTCCGGAGAGTGGCAGGCGGCTAGGACGGCCGGCCAACTGCTGGAGTTGTCGAAGTTCCTGCAGCGGTGCCTGGTGGTCGAAGAGGAAGACATCCTTGCTTTCCCTGGCCAGGCTGGGCTGCAGGTGGTGTTGACGTGGTCCGCCGATCGCCGGCGAGAGATCGCCGCCGCGGCGGTGCAATTCATGGAAATCTGAAACCGAAAAGGGTAGGGCATGAGCGAGAAACGGATTCTGACTGCGGCCGAATTGATGGGGCGATCTCCGGCTACGGTCGACGTGTCGTGTTCCGCATGGGACGGAATGGTCCGGCTGCGACGGCTTGACGGTCCGCAGAAGCTGCGGTTTGCGCTGGGGGCTGATCGGCTGATCCGAGACGACGCCGGCCGGGTGCAAATGACGGAGCCGGCCAACTGGACGTATGCCGTCGATCTGCTGGCGGCTTCGATCGTGGGCGAGGACGGGGCGTTGCAGTTCGACGGCGACGAGGCGCGGACCTGGTTGGGATCCGAAATTTCCGCGATCAGCGAACTAGTAGCCCACGCCCTGCGGCTGAACGGCATGGTATCGGCGGCCGTTGAGCAGGAGGAGATCGACGCGGCAAAAAAAGACTGAGCCGGTCCGAACGGTTGCAGTTCGCGCATCGCATGGCGGCGCTGCTGGGCTGCACGCTGGGCGAGCTGCCGGGCCGGATCGGCTGGGACGAGTGGATTGAGTGGCGGGCCTGGTGGGAGGTCGAACCGTGGGGCGAGCTGCGGGCGGACCTGCGGCAGAGTGTGGCCCTGGCGTACCAGTTGGCGCCGTACCTGCCGGCCGGGCGGCCGTTGCCTGGTCTCTGCTGGCCGTATTTCGACGAGGCGGCTGAAGTGAGCGACGAAGAGATGCAGGCCGCCGCCGCGGCCGAGCGGCAGCGGTGGGCGGATTGGGAAGCCGAGCGACAGCGACAGCGAAGGGAGAAGCGGACCGATGGCTAAGACAATTTCGACGCTGGCAATCAAGCTCACCGCATCTTCGGCGACGCTGCAACAGGACCTGTCCAAAGCCGGCGGCGCCGTGCAAGGCTACGCGGACAAGGTCTCCGGAGTCGCCATGAAAATCGCCGGTGCTCTGGCCGGCGTGTTTGCCGTTTCAAAAATTACCGGCGCCGTGAACGATTCGATCAACGCGATTGATGACCTCGCCAAGAGCGCTGATCGCATGGGCGTGGCGACGGAAGAGCTGCAGACGTTTCGGCTGGCGGCCGATCTGGCTGGAATCTCGGCCGAGTCGCTGACGACGGCCTTTCGTTTTTCGCAGCGGGCGCTGTCAGAGGCGGCTAGTGGCACGAAGGAATACGCCGACAGTTTCGCCGCGCTGGGGCTGAGCACCGCCGCACTTCGGCAGATGGGGGCGGCGGAACAGTTCCAGGCGATCGTTACGGCATTGCAACGAGTCACCGATCAGACGGACCGCACGCGGCTGGCAATGGAATTGTTCGGCCGCACGGGAACTCAGATGCTGACGCTGAAGCCGGATGCAATCTCCAGCGCGGCGCAGGACATCGAGAGAATGGGAGGGGCGATCAGTCGGCTCGACGCGGCCAAGGTCGAAGAAGCCCAAGACGCGATGACGCGGACCAAGGCGGCCGTGTCCGTGCTGTGGGCGGAGTTGACGATCAAGCTGGCGCCGGCGATCGAAGGCATGGCCGACAAGCTCACCAATCTAATTGTCTGGCTCAATGGACTCGACGCCGGCGCTGTTAAGGCGGCTGCGGAAATGACTGCCTTCGCTGTGGCCTTCGGAACGGTGCTATGGCTAATTCCCAAGGTCATCGCCGGCGTGCGGGCCGTTGTTTCTGCCCTGCAGGCGATGGCTACCGCGCAAGCGATCACGACCGCGCTATCTGGCCCTGCCGGCTGGGCACGGCTGGCGGTCGCCGCGGGCGTGGCGGCCGGTGCTGTGGGGATGGTCTCCGAAGCGTTCGCCGGACTGAACGACCAGGCGGGGCAAGCCTCCGGCGCGGCGGTCCGCGTTGCTGATTCCGTGGCTGGGATAAATTCCGAACCGTTGAACGAGTTGGCCGCTGCTGCCGACGGGGCCGGTGATGCTCTCGGCCGGACGGATCGGGCGGCTCGCCGGCTGAGCGACGGCAGCATTGCCCCGACGGCATACCGGATCACGATCAACGGTCAGGAGCAAATCTATCGGGCTCGTGACGCGCTACAGGCCGTGAATCAGCAGAGCTTCGACGGGCTACATTCAGGGTTGCGAGAAACGGACATCCTCGCCAGGCGGACCGCCACGGCCTTAGAAGACGTTGGCGCCGGCGGACTCGACGACGCAACGCAATTTGCAAAGGAAACCGAAGCGGCGCTGCGAGCCGCAGCGAAGGCGGCCGAAGATTTCTGGGAGAAGCATGATCGCGGCGCGGACAAGCTGGCCGAAGCCCAGAGGTCGGCGGAGCGCTGGTCGAAGGAAGTCGAGTCGCCGGGCGAGAAGCTGGCGCGGCAACTGAAAGAGTTGCAGGGGCTGTGGAATCAGCGGCTGATTTCGGAAGACGTTTTCGAGCGCGGCAATGCGAAGATCCGGGCTGACTACGAAGCCGCATTTGAATCGGCAAAGGAAGTCGAACGGACTCTCGACCGCATCGAGGGTACGCCGGCGATTCTGAAGGGCAGCGTCGAAGACCTGGCGATGATCGACCGGGCACGCCGCGCGGTGATGGAGGCCCGCCAGGCGAAAGGTGAAGCTATCACGCCGGACGTCGGCGAGATTGAACCGCCGACGATTCCGGCGCCGAATACAGCGCCTGCGTTGGCCGCGATACGTGGCTTGCGAAAAGAAGCCGGGATTGACCTCGGAACCGTTCCGTTTGGACGGCAAGCGGAGTTGGAAGCCGAAAAGATCGACGCGGCAATCGGTCGCATCCGCGAAGCCCAGTCACAGGGCATGTCCTGGGAAGGCATGATACAGGCGGACATGGCGATCAGGCGCCTGCAGGCCCAGTTGCAGAAGCTGAAAGCCGCAGCCGAGATTCCGCCCGTGGAAGTCGCGACGATCGTCGAGCCGCCGCAGATTCCGCCCGTGGAGGCGGATGTTTCGGTGCCGGATCTGGGTGAGCCTGTGCGCGATTGGGCCGGCCGGTCAATGGCCGAGATCGAGAGCATGATGGGGGCGCTGGAAGGCCAGCAGCTGGAGCCATACGTGGAGGACATCGAGCCGCCGCAGCCCCGCAAGCTGGAGCCATACGTGGAGGACATCGAGCCGCCGCAGCCGGAGCCGGCCGCATCGGACCTGGCCGGGAGGCTGCAACAGATCCAAGACGCCGGCAAACGGATGCAAGAGATGACGCAAGCCCAGCAGGAACTGCTGAAAATCCAAGCGCGACAGGCGGCGACGTTGGAGGCGATCGAAAAGAACACGAAGGAAAAAACCAAGGTGACGGAGGCGACAATCTGAGATGGCTTTCACTTCGCACGAATTGGCGGCGGCCGGTCCGAGCGGCCAGCAGGAAGACGGCCAGTATTCTTTCACCGTCGTTTGGCGACTCTTCGCCTCGCTGGGCACCGACGGGCCGGACGCGGCGCTCGATTACGTGGAGGCCAACATCGCGCAGCGCAAGGACACCTACGCGCTGGAAGCGACGCCCACGTCAAGCAGTCCGAGCGGCAGCGTGGACTCCAACAGCCGGGCCGAGCTGAAGACGGTCAAGGTCGATCGCGAGAAGGGCAGCGCGGACCCGTGGGTCTGGCTGGCCACGCTCACCTACGAAGAGCCGGAGGGTGGCGGCGACGGCGAGAAGCCGGATGGCAGCAACACCGGGGACCCGACAGAGTTCGCGGCTGAGGTTGAGATCAGCACGGTACAACTGCAGAAGTTCGCCACGAAGGCGCTGTACAAAAGTGGGTTTTCCGGAATCGCCAAGACGAAGGTCAACGACAGTACCAAGCGGCCAATCGTCAATTCCGCGCTGTGCGTCTACGACCCGCCTCCGGAAGTGGACGACCATCGCTTCGTGATCCGAATCAAAAAGAACGTCGCTACGCTCGATTGCGATACCATCCGCTGCAACGTGGTCAACAGTTCGGCGGTGTCGATCAGCTATCGCGGAATCTCCAAAACGATTCACGCCCTGGGCGGAAAAACGCGTGACATAACCGCGACGCCTGTCAAGCATCCAGTCATCGGCTGGTACGTCCAAGTTCAGTTTTACATCGACGTGTTGCCCTCCGATGAAACGTGGCGGATCAAAGTGCAGGACCGTGGTTTCTCGGCCCGCGCTATGATCGGCGATCCGGACGGGCACGGCGGGGCGATCTACAACGACAGCCGGGCGTTTGTGACAGACCTCGCTCCGCAGCGGCGATTGACCGACTCCGAGGGGATGCCGTGTAGCGAGCCGCAGCTGCTGAACGGCGACGGCCAACCGCTGTTGGACTTCACCAAGACTACGGGCGCCGTGACGCCGGTATATTCCGAGTGGCAGTATTACACGGAGGAAGATTTCGGAGCGTGGGCGATTCTGACGGACCTGATAGGAAGCGAAAGTAGTAGCTGATGGCAGCGGAAATCCTCACCTTCGACCAGGCCAGCATGACGAAGATCGCCTCCGTCGTGCGGCGATTGCTGGCCGAGCCTCGCAACGATCCGGGCCGCGATCGCCAATGGCCGGGCTATCTGAACCGCGCTCAAATGTTCGGCACGACGTCGACGTGCCAAGAGTTTCCGACCTATCCGGAAGAGCAAGCGAATCCGGACACCTATTGCGTCTGTCTGCAGGAGTGGCATTTCACCGAAGAGCCTGGCCAACAGGAGATCAGTAAGATCAGCTGGGCTCAGTACGTCGTGGCCCGAATCTGGAACGCGGACGACAAAACGGAATATCTGCCGGAGGGCTCGCCGGTCAAGGTGTGGCCGGTCCCTACGCGGCGCGGAATCCGCTGGTGGATGGAAAAAGCCGAGAAGGAATCAAGCAGCAGCCCAAGCGAATCGAGTTCGCCGTCCGAATCAAGTAGCCCAAGCGAAAGCAGTAGCCCGTCCGAGTCGTCATCACCAAGTGAGAGCAGTTCCCCGTCCGAGTCGTCATCACCAAGTGAGAGCAGTTCCCCGTCCGAGTCGTCATCACCAAGTGAGAGCAGTTCCCCGTCCGAGTTGTCATCACCAAGTGAGAGCAGCAGCCCGGAAAGCAGCGAGTCACCTGGTATTTCGTCATCGAGCGGCTGGGCTGGAAATTGCATCTATCAATTCACGAGCGGTGCGTATGTAAGAATCGCATCTTACTGCACGGAAGGAGATTGCTCAGGCTGCGATGCTTACATGGCCACGCAATACGAAGGGTACGAGGGACAGATCAATCTTTGTGCGTGCGGATTTATCTATCCATGATCTGCCAACATCGCGAAGGCCCGCATTGTGCAGTGGCCGCAACACTG